ATCACAGAGCCGATCCCACGCTCGGCACGGCGTAGGAGGAACCAATGATGCCGAGCTCCAGGCGGAAGCCGATGGTGCTGTGGTCCTCGCGGGTCTCCTCCATGACTTCATGGGCTTCGCTTTCCTCGACCACGTCCAGCACGTCATACCAGGTCACGACCGGCGAGATGAGCGTCTGGGCCTCGCGCGACATGAGGTAGCGCACGGACTGAACGACGTCCTCGTGGTTGGCTGCGGTCGCGCCGCTGCGGTCGGTCACGATCTTGATGCCTACATCGGCTGAGTAGTGGTCGTAAATCCAAGTCGAATCTTGCGTCACGATTGGAGCCGGCGTAATTCCAGCGCCAGTTCCGACCTCGAAAGTGCTCTGCGATGGATAGGCGGCTGCGCTAGTGGAGTTGTAGAGAACGGTGCTAGGTGAGTTGCTCGAAATGTGCCAGTGACTCTGCGATTGTTGCCAGTTTATGTGGTAGCCATTCTTGGAATAATAGGGCCGATCTGATTGAGTGCTGCTCTGGATGTAGAGACCATTAGCGCCAGTCGTGCCTGCTCCGGTGACGGTGACTTGAGTTGTGACCGGGATAGATCCCATGTGCAGGCTGGCGCGTGTAACGTTCGAGACGTCTACCTCGATGCGCGGAATGTCGGCAGATACCTCCGACCGATTGAACATGATGGAGACGCTCGGCACGTAGTTCTGGCCAGCGGAGATGACGGAGACGATGGCCTGCCGGATGTTGTCGGTCAGTTTGTATTGAGTGGGCGGAATCGTGGGCATGGCTAGGAGTTGAGAGATTTGCGGCGAGAGACGATTTTTCCGGTGTTCTTGAAAGTGGTCAGGATTCGCTTCATCTCAGACTTGAACTTGGTCGCTCGCACGGCGATTGCCTCGTCCACCGCACGCTGCGCACCTGGCACCTTGGACTGGCCTCCGATGATGACGCTGAAATTGGACGGGTCGCCCTGCTCCGAGTAGCTTCCGAAGTTGCCGTGGCGACGAACCCACGGCGGAATGCGCTTCATGCCGAGCGCGAAGGCGGCCGCGTTGAACGATGCCTTGGCTGAGCCGATGGCGTCGTAGAGCTGCTTCAGGTAGCCGAAATAAACGTCGCTCGGCACCACCACTTTCTCCTTGGCCACCCAGCGGCCGATGGTGTTGTCGCCTTGGCCTTTGCCTCCGGCGCCCTTCTGCCGGCCGGGCGGGCGGCCGTATTTGTTCATCTTGGCGCGGTGATGCTTGGCGAGCTCGCCGATGTTGAACGCGACCTTGTCCCAGTCGATCAGGAAGGGCTTGCTGCTGCCCTTCTTGAAGAGCTGCTGCTTGACCTGCACGGTGCCGAAAGTGTCGGCCACGAATTGCAGAAAGCCGCGCTCGCCGAAGCCGGCCACCTGCTTTAAGTCGCCCTTGATGACGGCTTTTCCGGCCTCAAGATCGGCCTTGCTTCCGACGCTCTTTCCGTAGTTGCCCTTAATGAAGGGCGGCGTGCGCTTCATGTATTCCGCGATGAAAAGCCGGGCCTCTTCCTTCACGAGCTCGGGGCCGTTCGCGCGCAGCTTGACGGCCGCTTCCTTCATCGCGGCGCGGAACTTTAGATCGTTGAACTCGATCTTGAGGTTCATCCGGTGGGCTTCGACAGCGTGATTTCGAAGGCTTGGAGGTCGGGCTTGAACTGCGTGACGCGATAGGTGACCGAGTCGAAGGGGCGGTAGACGAGCGCGTTGATGGTCGGCGTGTAGGCGGCGCGATTGACGACCAGGAGCATGCTGGCGTCGGTGCGGTTGCCAACCAGCTCAAACGAGAACTGTTGGTCGGTCTGGTTGAAGACGCCCGAGTAGGTGACGCCACCGACGACGAAGGATTCGCCGCCCATCGTGGTCGCGCAGATCGCGGCGAGGTCGGTGTTGAGTTGGGTGGGGTCGAAGTCTGCCATGCAAATGGGCGAAAAGTAAAAAGGCCCACCTCGGTGAAGAGGTGGGCCAGATTTCAAGCCGCTAGGGCTTAGGCATACTGCGTGGCGATGAGCTCGCCGGCCGCACCGTTGACCACCTTCTCGGCGGTGCTATGGGAGGCGCGGACGATGTCCGACTTGATGGGCTCGTCGCGGTAGGTCTCGACGTTCAAGACGCTGCCATACTGGCTCCAGTTCAGGGTGTAGGCCGCGCCGCCATCGAGGAGGCCGGAACCGACGTTGCCAACCCAGATGTAGGCGTTGCTCCAGATGAGCGAGGAGCTGAAGGCCGCACCCTCGGGAGCGCCGTCATAGGCCGCGCGACCGATGAGCACGCGGTCGACGCCGAACACATCGGCCATCGCGTTCGCGTCCAGGTTCAGGATCGCGTCACCGGAGACGCCAGCGCCACGGGCGCGCTGCTGGAACTTGGTCGAGGCGCGTAGGCGGGTGGCGACCTGGTAGGGAACCACGACCGTGTTGGCGGTCTCGCCCTTGGAGGTCAGGCGGTCCTTCGCGTCGTCAACGTCGAGGCCGACGTCGAAGGTCGCGATGTTGGCGGTGGTGTAGGCGGTGCCGGAGTTGGTGCTCGTGAAGTTCGAGGCGTTGAACAGGACGGCGGCGGAGCGGAGCTCGTGGGCGAGCAGGAGCTTGCGGCGCGAGAGGCGGGTGGCGATGACCTCGGCGTCGAAGAAGGTGGCGTTCTTCAGGCGGATGGTGTCGTCAACGGCTTGCTCGTAACCGTATTCGAGACAGGCGTAGGTGTCCTGCACGAAGCTGGCGGTGCCGCGACCGAAGCCGGAGTAAGGCGCGCGGGCCTTGACGTCGGTCTTCAGGAGCTGGCCCTGTTGCTTCTGGAACTTGGGATACTGGCCCTCGGGGCGCTCAACATCCACGACGGGAAGGGCGAGCGTGCCGATGAGGCCGCGCTCCCAGCCTTCGGTCTCGAAAACGTGGCCGGCGAGGTCGGCGCGATATACTGCAGCGGAATTGGAATACATGGCGGGTAAGATTAGAGGGTGTTAGGGATGAACTCGATCACCGCGCCGGTGACGGCGGAGGTGGTCAGAGACTTGCCGATCGCGACGGTTCCGGTGGTGGAAACGTTGCCGGCGTTGGCGGCGTAGAGGGTGTCACCAATCGTCACGGGGGCGATGGAGAGCGTGCCCTTCTGGGTGCCGGGGTTGTGGAGGAACTTGACCGAGACGTAGTCGCCGGAGGCGGCGTCAGTCAGGGCGAAACCGTCCGGCTTGGTGCTGCCGGCGTTGAGGGTGATGCCGCCATTGCTGGACAGCACCACGGCGCGAAAAGCGGTAACGGTGGTGTTCGCGAGGAACGTGCCGTTGCCGGAATACATGGTGGACATGGTGGTAGGTGTGAGGGTTAGAACAAAATCACTTCGCCCTTCTGGGCGCGTGAAAGGTAGGCGGCGTAGAGCTCGGGCTTCTCTTTTTGAGCCTGGCGAACTGCGTCGTTGTGTTTGCTGCCGGCCTTCTTAAAGCCGCGAACGACCTCTTCGAAGGTCTCGGTTTTGGGCTCGGGGGCGGCGGCGGAGAACTTGGTCGGAGCGGGAAGGGAAGCGGAGAACTCGCGCAGCACGGACAGCGCGGATTCTTGGGCGGCCTTCTTCACTTCGTCCTTCATGCCGTCGGTCATGTCGACGGCTTCGCCGCCGGCCTGAGCCGCGACAGCGGCCTCGATGGCCGCGATTTTCTCGGCCAAGGGCGCGAGGGCCGCAGCGATGGCGGCTTGGATCTCTTCGGGAGTCATGTCTGATGGGGGAGTGGGTTGGTTTTCGCCGGCCTGGAATAGGCCGGAAGGATTGGCGGCCGGCTCGCTGACAATGTCGGCCGAATAGATCTCGGCGCAGCGCGCGAACCAGTTGTCACCGATCTTTTCGTCGGTGCCGCTGAAAGCGATGGAAAGGCCGAAGGTGTCGGGAATGGTCTCGGCGAGCTCCAGAATGTATTCGCGGCGGGGCGAGGAGCGGAGCAGGTGCAGGTCGGCGCGCACCATGTCGCCCTCGATGCGGAATCCCTTGAGGTAGCCGACGATCTCCGATGCCGAGTTGGTGTGATCGAGCTTCACCTTCAGGCCGCCGGCGTAGGTCTTGGCCTGCTCCACGACCTGCGAGAGCGTGAGGTCGTCGACGAACATGCCGTGGCCAAGGGCTGGGCCTTTGGTGATGACGGCCACGCCACGAATCACGCCGGATTCGCGGTCGACCTGTCCCTCAAGGAGGGAGAAAAACTTGGCTTGGGTGCCCATGCTATGAGCTCAAACCGTAAAAGTGCGCGCGGTGCCTCGGTTGCTCCGGCCGCGCTCCAGAGTTAAAATGGCCCGGCCAGGGAGCGTCGAGACCGACCGAGGCGGCGGGTATCTCTCAGCCTAGCAAAAAACCGCCTGTGCGGTTAGCCGCTTGGATCAAAGCGTAAAACTGCGCTGTCAGGCTTTAGGCAGGCAGGCGAGAACCAGATGCGCTCGCGGTCGTCCTTGCCCTGATAGCCGCCGCCTTTTGCCCACGTCTCAACCGTCCAGCCTAGTGCCTCCAGCTCGTTGTGCTCGGTGTCGTGGCCGCAAAGCGCGATTCTGAGTTTGGGGTTGGTTCCGTTTTCGATGCACCATCTCCGCACGTCGCCGGAAACGGTGGAGGAATCTTTCGCGTAAACGGCGCCGGTGAGCGAGTAGGGCGGATCGAGTAGAACGGCGCACGTGCCGTTGCGCGTCATGGTGCCGGGGCTGCAAATGCGCTGCCAATCGCCGCAGGCCACGCGCGCTTCGCGAAATGAATCTTGAATGGCGACGAACCAATCGGTGATCCATGCCAGCTTCTCGGAGGTGATGCCGCCCGTGCCGCCGTTGCCTAGGTGCGGGAGCTTGCGATTCACGCCCGTGCCGCCGTTGCCTAGGTGCGGGAGCTGGCGATTCACGCCCGTGCCGCCGTTGCCTAGGTGCGGGAGCTGGCTGATAACCTGAACTCCTTCGTCGTCCTCAACAGTCTTCCACGGCCCTTCTCCACTGCACCAACCGCTGCCGATCCAAACGCACGCACCCCATGCCCACCAGCCGGCCAGCGTAGGCTCGCAGTAATCAGGGTCGGCCATAAGGCGCGCCGACAATCGGCCATGCTCGCGCACGAGGCGAAGGTGCCTCGCGTGAAGGTCGCACTCAAAGACAGGCGAGGCCGCCGCCTGCGCGGTCTCCTCGGGCTTGATCGAGACCGAGCGCCAAAAGTTCACGAGGTGGCCGTCGAAGTCATTCAGCGTCACCCAGCCAGAGAACTCAGCAGGGCGGCGAAGAAAGACGGCCGCCGAGCCGAGGAAGGGTTCGACGTAGTTGCCGAGATCCTCGGCGCCGAAGCGCGACCAGATAAGCTCGGCGGCCTTGGACTTTCCGCCGAACCAGGGGAAGGGTGCCTTGACTTTCATTTTCATTGCGCGGGATCAAACCGTAAAATCCCACGCGCCATTGCCGCGGCGATCATCATGCCGGCGCAGTCGAGGGCGTGGTTGTTGTTCTGCTTCACCTCCACCCAGTGGTAGACGCCCGGCCGCACCTGGCGCTTTTCTTCGCTCGCCACCTGATCGGGCCAGAGCGGGTTGAAGTCGTCGGGCAGCAGGTAGGGAAAGCCGCGCCCGGCGAGGGCGTTACTCAGCATGTCCTTGGCCCACTCGCCATCGAACTCGATGTAGGGGGCGGTGTGGCCGTTGCCGACCGCGGCGACATAGGTGTCGGAGATCGGGATGTTCACGACCTGACCTTGCGCGTCGCGCATGGGCCACCGCTTGCCCTTCGTCTTCGCTCCTTGGATGCCGTTCCAGCCGAAGGCCACCGAGTCCTTATCCACCTCGCTGGGCATGTAACCGCGATCCTGGCCGACGCATTCGCTCGGCACGCGGTAGAGGGCTTGGAGTTCGCGGAGCATGTCGCGTGTCTCCACCTTCCCGAAGTAGAGTTGCCGGTAGGCGGGCTCGGGTGTCCACGCGCCGATCTCGACCCACCATCCTTGCTGCTGCCGGTCCGCCACCATGAACCGCGCGATCTCGTTCGGGACTTTCTCGGCTTGGTAGGTCGTGGTGAGGTAGTTGGTTTTTTTTCTGCTTTGGATTTCGATGGTGTTCTTCTCCACTTTCCAGAACCGGCCTTCCTGCTTCTGGCGGAAGTTGATCAGCGCGTTCTCGTCGCCGAGCCGGGCAAAGTCATTTTGCGCGAGGCAGTATTTGGTGACGAGGGTTTCGAGGCTGTGAGCGACCAGCGATTCGTAGGTGAAGGAGCGTCGACGTCGGCCTTCGGTCGTGGAGATGTAGCGGCCGGAACCGCGCCAGAGCGCGCGGGTGCGCTCGGTGTCCTGGTGGTCGTGGTTGCAATGCACGCAGATGAAGCGCGCGGTGGAGGCGGCGAGAGCGACGTCGAAAGTGCCGTCGTCACGCTTTGCCTTCGCGTCCCAGACCACGCCGGCTCGGCTCTTGTCTTCGCGCACGATGCTGAACCGGAGCGGCATCGGCTTGCCGCAGGAAAGGCAGTCGGCGTGCCAATGCTCCTGCGTGCCGGCGAGGAAGGAGCTGTGCGCCGTGTCGCCTTCGGTGCCGCCTTGGCTGATGTCGAGGATGTGACTGATTCCCTGGGCCTCGAAAGCCGAGACGCGAGCAACAGCGTGCGGGTAGATCTCCGCCCAGCGCGGAAACCAGAGCTCATCGTTTATCTTGTAGCGGATCGACTGGCTCTGTTGGTGCGCCAAGTTCGCCGAGTTGAGCACGAGAAACTGGTTGCCGAGGTAGATTTCCTGCTGCGTCCGCAGTGGGCCGGGACGCGGGAGGATGCGGGCGACCGCCTCGATGGAATCGAGCAGCGGCATGAGGCGCGTCTTGGCCTCGATGGCCGCCATCTCGTCGCTCTGGAAGGTGAAGGTGCAGGGGCCGGGATCGTTCACCATGCGCCATGCCACCGCGATCTCGGCGAGCAGGGTCTTGCCGGTCTGCACCGGCGCGATGAGCGTTGTATGCCGGCAGAG